GCGATGAAGAAACCTCCGCATCCCCGCAAACCCCCACCGAGAGCAAACCCCCAATGGATGAAGCTACAGCCAAGGCGCTGAAGGCATTGCTGGAGCAGCTGTTGCTTGTTGCTGCAGGCATTCAGACCGTGATCGAACCCGTCACAGAAGACGTTGTGGATCCTATCGTTGACGAAGTCGACGATGTTGAATCCGCTGTGAAGGACATCGTCGATCAGGTCGAGACTGATCGTGAGTTCGCCCGTAAAGGCGGCGACACCGACAAGCGCCTGGCCAGCATTGAGAAGCTGCTGAGCAAAGCGTTCAACACCGTCAGCACTCGTCAGGTCCCGCGCACCACTGGCCCGGCCGACAAAACCAAAAAGCGGGTGCTGTGATATGAGCCAGAAATCTCTGTCCAATCGCGCCCTACTGCAATACTCCGCCCTGTGCCTGGCAATCGGTGAGACCTACGGCGTTGATGTAACTCGCCAGTTCAACGTCGAGCCGAGCATCGCCCAGGAACTGAACGACAAGATCACCGAGCGCGCCGATTTCCTCGAACGCATCAACGTCGTACCGGTCACTGAGATCAAGGGCGAAAAGGTCATGTTCGGTGTGAACGGTCCGGTCACTAGCCGCACCAACACCAAGACCACCGACCGCGAAGCCAAAGACGTTTCCGACCTGAACGGCGAAGGTTACGAGCTGTTCGCCACTGAGTCGGATGTCGGTTTGCCGTTCGCCAAGATCGACAGCTGGGCCAAGTTCCCGGACTTCGCCGATCGCTACTCGGCAGCGGTGCAGAAACAGATCGCCCTGGATCGCATCATGATTGGCTGGCACGGCACTCATGCTGCAGCGCAGACCAATCTGGCTACCTACCCGATGCTGCAGGACGTGAACAAAGGTTGGCTGCAGCTGGCTCGCGAGCAGATCCCTGAGCAGGTCCTACACGAAGGCGCGGTCGCCGGAAAAATCACCCTCGGGGCCGGCGGCGATTACGAAAACCTTGATGCCCTGGTGCACGACACCAAGCAAATGATCAGCTCGGTGTTCCGTGATGGCGGCGACCTGGTGGCGATCGTCGGCAGTGACCTGCTGGCGGCCGACAAGGCCAAGCTGTACTCCAGCCAGGCGGGTAAGCCCACTGAGAAAGAACGCATCGAAAGTGCCCAGGTCATTGCGACCTACGGCGGCCTGCCGACCTTCACCGTCCCGCACTTCCCGGTCAACGCCGTGGTTGTCACCAGCTGGGACAACCTGTCGATCTACTTCCAGGACAGCAGCTGGCGTCGCCACCTGATCGAGAACCCGAAACGCTCTCGCGTCGAGGATTACAACGGCCGGAACGAAGGCTACGTGATCGAGCAACTGGAAAAATTCGCGGTTGCTGAAAACGTGGAGTTGATCTGATGAGCCTGGCACTGGCGCACAAGCGCCGCGTTCAAGCCGAAGGCCCTGCAGCTGCTGCACGCGCCAGTGCCGACACGGCGGTGTATTCCGCCGCCACCGCGCTGTCCAGCCCAGCCAACGCCAAGAAACACCTGAAGCTGATGGAAGACGCATTGGCTCAGGACCTGGAGCGAATCAGCGCGATCAACAGCCGCGAACTGCGTCAACAGCTCAAGCGAGACGAGCTGCTGCCCAAGTACCTGGATTACGTGCAGCGCTACCGCGATTCCGGATTGAGTTTCCCGAACTCGGTAGTGATGCAGGTCCTGGTCTGGCTGTTCGACACCGTGCAATTCGAAGCGGGCCTCGACCTGGCGGACTTCGCCATGGAGCAAAACCAGCCGATGCCTGAGCGCTTCAAGCGCGACGTGCCGACCTTTGTCGCGGATGCAGTGATCGAGTGGGCCGAGGCCGAGCAGAAGGCCGGACGCAGTCCAGAGCCGTATGTGTCCGACCTGTTGCCGCGTGTCGATGGCGACTGGCAGCTCACTGAGCAGATCCCGGCCAAGTACCACAAGTTGCTTGGGATCCGCGCCCTGGACGCCAGGGAGTGGACGAAGGCCATCACCCACTTTGAACGCGCCACTGAGCTGCACGCCGCTGTTGGTGTGGGCACGCGACTGGAAGGCGCTCGCAAGGCGTTGGCAAAAGAACTGGCTAACAACGCCGCCGAATAACCCGACTACCCCCCCGGCGAGAAACTGTGGATGTGAGCCAACCATTTATGGCCCTGACCCACTGAAACAGTTTTCCCGCCCCTATTTGAGTGCCCAGCAATGAGCTTTTCCGGGAAACCCACCACCTTTGTGGAACAGGCGATCGAGAACGACGGCTTCTGGCCGAACCTCTCCGTGGCCGAGTTCCAGAAGGGTTACCGCCTGCCGGCGGAGTACCTGGTAGACATGCTGGTCACTGATCTGACCACGGCGATGATCGAGGTCAATCGAGATCTCACCAAGCGCAAGGGTCAATGGCAGAACGTGGGCATCACCACCGTGGAATCTGCGGACCCTATGGTGCTGCCCGAGCGCACATTTCACACAGCGACGTACAAACGCGCTGTGTATTGCCGCGCCAAGGCCAGCTTGCTGACCCAGTTCGCCACTGTGACGCGTCGTGAAAGCGCGGAGAACACCGGCAAGGAACTGCCTGAACGTGGCGAAACCTTCCTCGAGTTCAGCCAGCAGGCTGTTCGGTCATTGCAGGGCCGTGGCCGCATTACGGCGGCGCTGCTGTGATCAAGCTGCAGGCTTTGACGGCCTACCTCATTGAACGCCAGTTGGTGGCCCCTGAGCAGCTCGACAGCTGGACCGACCAGGTCAACCTGGAACTGGTGTGGAAGCCCGACACAAAGGGCATGCACATGGGCGACATGAACTACAGCTCCACGATCGTGCTCGAGCGCTTCGCTGACCACCCGGCCCGCCTGATGGCATTGGTCGGCAGCTGGCTGGAGAGCAACGACGAGGACCGCGACGGCGTGCCCGCGACCGTGTTCGACATCACCATGCTCGACAACGACCTGGCCGACGTCGACATCAAGTTGCAGTTCAGCGAACCGCAGTACCTGACCGAGGATCCGGACGGCGAGATCGCGGCCTTCGGCAAGTCCTGGGCATTCGTGCCGTTCGTGCTGTGGGTGGCGGAGCAAGGCGAGGTGACCAGCGATGGCGCGTAGCACTTTCGACCTGGACGTGCGTGGCCTGCTCGGGGCGGAGGAACAGCTCGCGCTGCTCAACCTGCCGCCTCAGTTGCGCCGCCGCCTGCTGAACAACGTCAGCAAGCGTGTGCGCAGCCTGAGCCGCCAGCGGATCCGCAACCAGCAGAACCTGGACGGTTCGCCGTTCGAAGCACGCAAGGGCGCGGGCAAGGGCAAAAAGAAGATGGAAGCCGGCCTCGGCAAGCTGCTCGAGGTCACCCGCGTCAACGCTGACGAAGCCGAGCTGGGTTGGCGTAACGCGCTGACCCGTTGGGTGGCATCGCAGCAGCACAACGGCGTGTCCGAACGACGCACCGCCGCGCAGATGCGCCAGTGGAACAAGGTTCCCGAAGGCCTGGCCGCGACCGAAAAGCAGGCCAAGCGCTTGCGTCGTCTCGGTTTCAAGGTCCGTGAGGCGGGCAAAAAGACGCTCACACGCCCGTCCATGGCGTGGATTAAAGAGCATGTGAACTACGCCAAGGCGGGTCTGCTGATCCGCATCCTGGACGACGAACAAGCCGAGTCCTCTGGTGCGCAAAGCTGGGAAATCAAACTTCCCAAGCGCCAGTTTCTCGGCCCTGGCACCAAGTCAGAAACCAGTGCGCTGGTGAACCTGGTGCTGCAACAAATCCTTAACGCTCCCCGCTAACGAGGCACACATGGCACTTGGCAAAGTCAGCGTCAACAATCTCAATCTCAGCCAAGGCGCTGTGACTGCGATCGAACGCCACTTCCTTTTCATCGGCCCTGGTGCAAAAAGCATCGGGCAATTGATTTCCCTGAACACGGACAGCGACCTGGACGTGATGCTGGGCATTCCACCCAGTGACCTGAAAACCCAGATCACCGCCGCCCGCCTGAACGGTGGCGATCGCTGGGCCTGCGTGGCCGCTCCGATCGCTGCCGAGGGCGACTGGCAGGATGCCCTGACCGTATCGCAGCAGCAGGGCCATTCGTTCGAATCTGTGGTGATCACCACACCGGTAACCACCGCTGCCGAGCTGTCGGCCATGCATGACGCAGCCATTGCCCTGGGCAACACCTACGGGCGCCGCGTCTTTGTCATGGCGGCATCGGTCGGTATCACTGCCGAGGATCAAGCCTGGTCGGAATACACCGCTGCACAGAAAGCCCTTGTCCTCGGCCTAGCAGCGCCCCGCGTGCTGTGCGTACCCCAACTGCATGGCAACGACCTGGGCGTGTTGGCCGGCCGCCTGGCCAATGCCGCCGTCAGTGTCGCTGACAGTCCGATGCGCGTGGCCACCGGTTCGGTGCTCGGGCTTGGCCCGGTCCCGATTGACTCCGATGGTGTGCCATTGCCTTCCGCTGTGCGTGCCGAACTGGACACCGCGCGACTCTCCGTGACCCAGACCTACCCCGACTATCCAGGCGTGTACTGGGGCGACGCCAACATGCTCGACGTGCCCGCCAGCGACTTTCAGGTGGTCGAGTACCTGCGCATCGTCGACAAGGCGGCGCGCCAGGTGCGTCCACTGCTGATTGCCCGTGTCGCTGACCGCCGACTCAACAGTTCGGCCAACAGCATGGCGGTGAACATGAACGCGCTGATGGCCCCGCTGCGAGCGATGGCCAAGTCCACCACCTTTGCGGGCCAGGTGTTCCCCGGCGAGATCGAACAGCCCAAGGACGGCGACATCGTGCTGACCTGGAAGAGCAAAACCGCCGTGGAGGCCTTCATCAAGGTCAAGCCCCTCAACTGCCCGAAAGACCTGACCGCCAACATCGCGCTCGATCTTTCGACCACCGAAACGGAGTAACCCCGCATGGCTGCAAAGATTGGCGGCAAGAACTTCGACGTGAACCTGGGCGATCTGCTCGTTCACGTCGAAAGCGGCACCCTGGACATTACCGACAACAGCACCGTGGCGCAGAGCAAAGGCGTGCCGAACGGGCACGTTGACGGTGATGTGGCCGCTGCCGGCGAACTGGAACTGGACACCACCAACTTCAACCTGCTGATCGAGCAGGCCAAGAGTGCCGGCAGCTTCCGCGAGCTGGAACCGTTCAACATCGTGTTTTTCGCCAAGGCCGGCGACGAGGAACTGCGCATCGAGGCGTTCGGCTGCAAGGTGCGGATCTCCAGCCTGCTGAGCCTCGACCAGAAAGGTGGCGAGAAGAACAAGCACAAGATCCCGTTCGACGTCACCAGTCCGGACTTCATCAAGATCAACGGCGTGCCGTACCTGAGCGCCGCTGAAATCGAAGGCCTGACGTAATGGTCTGCCCGTTCGATCGTGCGCAGGTCCTGGAGCAGCGACAACGCGACCAAGCCATTGCGGCCCAGTTGTCCAAGTCGCGAGCGAGCGGGCCGAGCCTCACCCATTGCCAGGACTGCGACGAGGAGATCCCGCCAGCGCGCCAGGCACTGGGCGGCATGACCCGTTGCGTGCCTTGCCAAACCCTGACCGAAAAAGGACTTCGCTGATGAGCACGAATCAGGCTGCTCAGGACACCGCTATTGCCCTGGTAAAGGCGTCGCCCGCCATCGGTGTAGCCGCCACTGGTGCGACAGGTGCCGTCGACTGGTCGGCAGTGGCCTACATGCTGACCGCTTTCTACATGGTGCTGCAGATCCTGCTGCTGGTCCCGAAGTACCGCCAGATGCTGCGTGACTGGAAGGCCCAGGTATGAGCCTGCGAAACAAGATCGTCGCCGGCGTTTTGGTGCTCTGCAGCGGCACGTTGACTGCGTTCCTGGGCAACTGGGAAGGCAACGGGCAGAACGTCGTCTATGCCGACAAACTGGCCGGTGGATTGCCCACTGTCTGCAAAGGCATCACCCGCCATACGAGCCCGGATCCAGTCGTAGTCGGTGACTACTGGTCCGATGCACGCTGCGCCGAGGTCGAAAGCCTGGTGATCCAGAAAGGCCAGTTGACACTGGCCGACTGTCTGATGAATCAGCAGATAAGCCAGAACACGTTCGACGCCCTGAGCAGCCACGCGCACAACGTCGGCACGACCAATACGTGTGCCAGTCGGGCCGTGGGCTTGATCAACGCGGGCCGCATCGCGGACGGCTGCAGAGCGCTGGCGTGGGCTCCGGATGGTAAACCGGTTTGGGCCTACGTCACTGATGCGCAGGGCCGCAAGGTGTTCGTGCCTGGACTGTACAACCGGCGTCGGGCGGAAGCCGCTATGTGCGCGGAGGGCCTGTGACGATGCGCGAGGCCTTATTCCTCATTGTGCTGGCCCTGGTTGTCTGGATCGGTTTCGACATCCTGGAAGGCCAGCGCGACACCGCCCGTGAAGAGCGTGACGCTGCGCAGTCCGAGGTTAACGGCTTGCGTGAGGCTGCCCGTATCAGCGGCGAAATGCTCGCAGCCCGAGATGATATCGACCGTACCCGTACCCAGGAACTGAACCATGCACGTACTGAAAACGAAACTCTGCGCCGCGGTGTTGACGATGGCCGTCAGCGGTTGCGCATCCGTGCCACCTGCAGAGCCGCAGTGCCCACAACCACCGGCGCCGCCAGCGTGGCTGATGCAGGCACCGCCGAACTCGCAGCAGACGCTCGATCGGATTATTTCACCCTCCGAGATCAGCTCGCCCTCAGCCGGCAAATGATCCTCGGCCTGCAGGACTACACCCGGCAGGTGTGCCAGCGCATGCCAGCCAATCCCTGACCCCATTCATCAAAACCCCTACAGACGGATCCTTAAATGACTGACGTAAACCGCGACATCACCTTGGAATTTGCTGACTCGGAATTCACCTTCCACATGACGCCCCAGGACGTGACCAAGTACTTCAATGCCACCACCCAGGCCAACAAGGTAGCCCCGGCCAATAACCTGCTGATCACCACCGTCAAGCAGGAAGAGCGTGCCTCGCTGAAGCCCTTTTTGGCCAACCCGGTGACCGTGATGGAGCTGGCCGGCGCTCTGCTTGAAGAGTATTCGCCGGACATCGACATCATCGTAAAAAAGTCCTCAGCCACGCTGACGGCTTAGCCGACGACGGGCTGGGCCAGCTTTTGGCCCTGACCCAACGCTGGCTGCCTGGTGCTGAACCTACCATCGAGAACATGGGCATGGCCAAGTGGCTGGAAGACGAACACTGGAAACGCATGAGCTTTGCCGTCGCTGACGGCATATCCCATGCCTTCAACGGATAACAATCCATGGCTGACCGCAGCGCCCGACTGGCTTTCATCCTGAGTCTGACCGACAAGGTCAGCGCGCCCCTGGGCAAGGTGAAAACCAGCTTTTCCGACCTGGCCACCCAGGGCCAGCAGAACATCATGAAGATGGGCGCAGGCCTGGCCGGCATGGTGGGCGCCGGCGTGGCCATTTCCGAATCGCTGGAACCGGCGCTGGAAATGAACCGCGCCCTGGGCGAAGTTCGCTCGCTGGGCGTGGCTGAAGATGCATTGAATGCCCTGAACAAAAAGTCGCTGGAGTTTTCCGTGAACTACGGCGAGAACGCCCGCGACTTCGTGGCGTCGGCCTACAGCATCTCGGGCGCGATCAAGGGGTTGTCCGGCGACCAGCTGGCCACCTTCACCAACACCAGCAACCTGCTGGCCAAGGCCACCAAGTCCGACGCCGAGACCATGGGCGCCTACGTCGGCACCATGTACAACCTGTTCAAAACCTCGGCCGATGCCATGGGCAAAAGCCAGTGGGTTGAGAAGCTGGGCGGCCAGACGGCACTGGCCGCGCAGTTGTTCCGCACGGACGGCGCGCAGCTCAAGGATGCGTTCAAGGAAGTGGGCCAGCTCGCCACCACGGCTGGCGTCGATATTGCCGAGCAGTTCGCGGTGATCGGCACCTTGAGCGGCACCATGGAAGGCGGCGACGCTGGCGGTCTGTACAAGTCATTTTTCGAGAACATCGGCGCGGCGTCCGAAAAGCTCAAGCTGAAATTCACCGAGCAGAACGGCCAGCTGATGCCGATGGCCGACATTCTGGCCAAGCTCGAAGGTAAGTTCGGTGACCTGACCAGCGCCGCCGCTGGTGCCAAGTTGACCGAGGCTTTCGGCGGCGAAGGGGCGCGGGTGATCAACGCCCTGGCCAAGGACACTGACCGCTTCAAAAACGGCCTGGACCAGTTGGGCAAAGTCCGCGGCTTGGAGAACGCCGAGAAGATGGCCAAGGCCATGGTCGACCCGTGGCAACAGTTCGGCGCGGCCGTCCAGGCGCTGCGCATTGCCTTCGGCCAGGCGCTGATCCCGATGCTGACCCCGCTGATGGACAAGTTGGTTGGCATCGCCGGAACACTGACCCGTTGGACCCAGTTGTTTCCGAACATCACCCGGGTGATCGGCATCACCGTACTGGTGGTCTTTGGCCTGATCGCCGCAGTGGCCACGATGACCCTCGTCGTAGGCATGAGCAAGATGGTTTGGCTGTCGCTGGTCACCGTCTGGAAACTCCTGAACTGGACGGGCTTTCGCAGCATCGCCATGTTCCTGCTGCAGACGGTATTGGTCGCAGGCTTCGTCGTGGGCTTGGTGTTGCTCTACACCTGGATGGGGTTGGTCAGGGTCGGCATGTTGCTGTGGCAGGGGGCGATCTGGCTGGTCAACGCGGCGATGCTGGCCAACCCTGTACTGCTGATTATCGTCGGAATCGTCGCCCTGGTCGCGATCGTGGTCGCCGCCGCCGTCTACTGGGACCAATGGACCAGCGCCTTGATGAACACCGCCGCGTTCCAGTGGATCGCTGGCCAGCTGCAGGCGCTGTCGGACTGGTTCGGCGCGATCGGCGGCTGGACCGGCATGGCCAGCGCGGCTTGGGACGGCATCGTCAAGATTTTCAAAGATGCGATCAACGGCCTGATTGAGATGCTGAACATGATCCCCGGTGTGCAGATTGATGCCGCCTTTGGTGACATGCCCAAAGCGCCCGAGATCCCCGGCATTTCCGCGCCCCTGGTCAACGCGCCGGCGCCGCCACAACTGGTCACCACACCTCCGCTGACCGAACAAGCCGAACAGACCCGTCAACGCATGGGCGGCATGTCGGGCGGTCTGTCACCGATGGGACCTGCGGCCGTGCCCCAAGGCGGATTGCTGCGCAGCATCCAGAACAACAACAGCCAGACCCAAAACAAAGGCACTCAGGTGGGGACGATCAATATCAACACGGCCAAGCAGATGACCCCGCTGGAAATGGAAAACATGGTGAGCATGGCGGTGGGCGGATGAGCGAGTACATCGATCTGCTGATTGTCGATAACGACCTGGTGCTCGATCCGTCCCGTCAGCCGGTGCTGATCGATGATCGGTCGAGCATTGCCCAGGACATCGCTCACATGATCCGCGACAGCGGCCTGCTGGTGACCTTGGTCGCCGAGCGCAATCGCCTGAAACAGCGCGATTGCATTCAGCAGCTGGAGCTGCTGGTGGAGGCGGACGAACGTCTGGTACCGGGAACGGCGCAGATCATCCAGCTGGAGCCAGGGCAGTACCTGGTGACGGCCACAACCCTGAAATTTGGCACTATCGAGGTAACCGTGTGAGCGACGTCGATTTCAAACAAGCGTTAACCGACGCCGGCATCCCGACCACCGAAGAAGGCCTGCGCCAGGCGTGGGAAGCGGAAGTGGTCGCCCAGGGCAGCAAACTCAGCAACACCAGTACCTGGTCGCCGTTCTGGCGTGTCGTCACCGCGCTGGTGACCAAGCCGGTGATGTGGATTCTGGACTTTTTCATCGCCACGGTGCTGCCGAACTTCTTCGTCAAAACCGCCGTCGACGCCTGGTTGGACATGCTGGCCTGGGGTGTCAACGTCGAGCGCAAAGGCGCGACCAAGGCCAAGGGCTTTTTGCTGTTCACCCGTATCGCTCCCGGCGGCGCGCTCGAGGTCGCGGCCGGAACGGTCGTGCAGTCGGCCGCGATCAATGGCCATATTTACCAACTGGTGACCACGGCGGTCGGCACGTTTACCGATGGCGTGATGCAGCTGCTGATCCCGGTCGAAGCGGTGGACGTGGGCAGCGGCTTCAACCTGGCGCCGGGTTACTACGCCGTGTTGCCGGTGCCCATCCCCGGCATCGCCCAGGTCGCCAACGCTGACGGCTGGTTGACCACGCCCGGGGCGGACAAGGAGCCCAACGACGAGCTGCGTCTGCGTGTGCGCAATCAGTTCTCGGCGGTCAACCAGTGGCACACCGATGCCGTATACCGGGCAATGATTTCCGCCTTCCCAGGCGTGCGTCCGGACGGCGTGTATTTCCAGCACGGGGCCCCACGCGGCCCGGGCAGTGCCAACGCCTTTGTGCTGTTCGAGGCGGACGTGCCGGCGGCGACTTACCTGGCGCAAATCAACGCTCACATTCGCGACCTGGGCAACCATGGCCACGGCGACGACCTGCTGGTGATGGTCATGCCCGAAACCCTGCACGCCCTTCGCGTGACGCTCTGGCCGCACTCGACCTTGACCGAAGCCCAGCGCCAAACCTTGCTGGACGAAACTGCGTTGTTCATCCGTGCCGCTTTTCGCGAGAGCACGACCAGCGATTACCAGCCGACCCTGACGTTTCCACAGTCGCGCTTTTCTTTCAGCCGACTGGGCGAAGAGCTGCACCAGCAGTTCCCGGGCATCGAATCGCTGCACTTCGACAATGCCGACATCGTCTCGGAACTGAACATCCCCCGGCTTCAGAGTCTCGAGGTGCTGCCCAATGATTAAGCTCAGCCTGCGTTTCTGGCTCGGCGGTGTTGAGCTGGAAAAGCTCACCGCCGCCGCCCAGTCCTGGTGGGAGAAAGTCGAGGGTTGGTTGCGTTGGCCACTGCTGCAGCTCGATGCCGACAGCTGCCACCTGGTCATGCTCGATCTGCTGGCCTGGCAGCGCGACATCACCCGCTTTAAGGGCGAGCCGGAGGCGCTTTACCGCCTGCGCGTGAAATACGCCTTTATCAACGCGGTGGACGCCGGCAGCACGGCCGGCATGAAGCGGGTGCTGCAGCGCCTTGGCGTCGGTTACGTCGAGATCGAGGAGCGCATGCCCGATCGTGATTGGGACGTGGTGCTGCTGCGTTTCTCCGACTCCCAGCTTTCGAAGAACCCCGAGTTGTTGCGTGTGCTGATTCAGCAGTACGGCCGCACCTGCCGGCGTTATGACTTCGTGACCCTGACCCCGGTGACGATCCGTGTCGCCGTAGTCGATTTCAACGACGACCAGCAAACGCTGGTTGCCAGCCTGTAGGAGCCCCCAATGG